CGAGAAGCTACAGAAGAGCCTAGACCCTTCCTACTTCGACAAGGAGAGTTCAACAGCATGCCTAAAGCTACGCAATAAGATGCATGCCACCTTCCAAACTCATCGCTACAAATAAGTCGATAGGGTGGCCTCCTTCGGAGGCCACCCGAACAAAAACCGAACCGAAAAAAAACCGAAAGCTCACGCCCGTACCTGACTTCTTTTTAAACTCACGCCCGTACCTGACTCTGTTCTTACGCCCGTACCTAATGCCTCCTAGAGATTTGCTCAAGCCCGCACCATTGCTTTCGCGCTGCCGGTGGTCGTAGATTGTATTCGCATTTTCCGTGTGCTGGGTAGGTAGTTTAGAAGTCAAACAGTCAATACTGATTTACTTTGCAAGCCTAAGCTACCTACCCAGTTTTTGTACGAGTCCCAAAAAACCATACCCCTAAGGCCATTCATATATCTAGCTAGGCTATGACATTAGGAGGGCAGACGATGTGCCTTAGAATAGCTTAAAAGGATAGCAACCTGGGACATAGGCACAAAAAAAGGGAGGGCTTTCGCCCTCCCTACTAGTCTAGGATTGTTCGACGTTATCCCAACGGTATCTTTGAGAATCAAAGTAACTTCTTAATTCTTGTCCGATACCTTTCTCCCATTGGACGTGCCACTCGACTTGTTTGTCTACAAAGCTTTGACACTTCCGACATGATAGCCAGTGTTCTTTGTCAGCTTGGGTTATAACACTATCCACATCGTGAGGCCTTTTATTTACCCAACATTCAGCCAGGTAGATTGCTAACCCGTTAAGGTAGCCAGGGTGGACGTGTCCCCTACTGGTCGCCCAGATATCCAGGGCTACAGTGTGAACAGCTTCGCCGAAAGTCATGACATGTAGGTAATCTCTAAAACAGTTGAAATGGTGCATGGTGTTCCTTGTGTTGACTCATGTTGTAGGGGGGGCACCGAATGTGCCCCCCCTATTTTTCCTAGTCCATCCTGCCCATACCATAGGCTTCGATACCTAACTCCTCCCGAAGTACCTTGGCATAGGCTTCTGCATACGCTTCTTTGCGTGTTAGGCTTTGGCGATAGTCGTTTACCCAGATTCGCAAACCATTTGGGTAACCCTTGCCCACCCTCAAATTCTTTTTAGCCCATCTAGCCCAAGATGTGTTACCCTTGAACCAGATCCATGCGAATCCACATACGCCGTCAGCGATTGGTTCGTACTCATAAGTCCGGCCAGTTTCGGGATCTCGTCCCACCACTACCATAGGGGTAGGGATTATAGTAGTCGCCGCTTGATGTCCTGCATCATGGGCAATCTCACTAACTTTCCGAAACTTCTCGTGTTGTGCATTCATAATTCCTCCCAGAATTTTACTACGTAACGGGGCTAGCTGATTGCCAACCCACTTTGTTGAATGAATGATGCTAAAACCTTTTAGGTAGCATCATAATTCGGATTAATACCGAAGCCATAAACCATGGGTCACGAGTCTGTATAATCTCATCATCATGTTCTAACATCATGTGATAAGCTTCGGTCTTAATCTCCCACAGACAAGACTTAGGAAGGAAGATAAGACTAGCCTCCCAACCATTGCCAAAGGTTACATCAAATAGTTTTATGATTTGCATCACAAGCTCCTTTGTAGTACTACATGAAGTGGGAGGGAACGGGATTGCTCCCTCCCAGTATTGCTACTTGGAAAAAATGTCTTTCCAGTAGATGTGCCATGATCCGATATACAGACCAAGCAACAACAGCCCTACTAATATTTTCATATTTTCACCTCCTTTTGCGTCTAGAGTGTTGACGTTTAGCCTTAAGTACTTGTCTAACTAAAAAGCTAGAAAGCTGGACCACGGCACAGAATCCCGCGATGAAGTAAACAATGAGCATCAGATAGAGTACGGCGTCCATATCGTTTTGTAACATGATAAGCCTCAAGTGTTATGTTGTGTTGTGTTGTTCCTTTCAATGTATGTAAACTGCACTACATATGTCATGATGTCAAACACCCAAACAGAAACCGAAAGGCCCAAAAACGGCATAAAACAAAGGGTAGTGGGGTAGACCCCCCCTATTTCGCACGCCGTCTTCCCCAATAATAAAACAGTATTTTGCTCACTATATCACTAAAAATGGGCTTGGGACTCCTACCCCTAAAAAATTTTTTGCGAAATTTGGGCTATACGGGGTATATTGATTCGTGACTAATTTACCTGATCTTGAAACTGTGCTGGATGAAGCTGTTAGGGTTTATCTAATTGCCAAGAAACGGAGTACCTTACAGAGGTATCCGAAGGAAGCACCGTTCACTGCCGAAAAATTGGCGAAGCAGTACCCGGACTATTTTGAACCTTTTATCAAGGCGAAGTCTGGGGAGCTAAAGTATCGGGTGATTGGTAAGACTGCTGATACTATATTAGAGGAGTACCTTGCGGAACTGGGTTACAAGCCCAATAGTGATTTATGGTACAGTTTAGCTAACATTGTAATAGAGAGAGGGGAATATGAAAGCGAGTTTGACAGAGACTTTGACCGACCTAGGCGCAGAAGAAGCTCTAATTATGGACGGATTTGATGATTGTATCGTGGGTATACTGGAACGATTCGGTATAGACCAGCCGATTGTGGTGTATGATCGTGAAAAAGTAATCGCGAAACTGATGAGTGAGGACGGGTTAACGCATGAGGAGGCGTTGGATCATTATTATTACAACCAAGTAGGTGGTTGGCATGGCGAAAAGACTCCTGCATTTCTAATTAAGATGCCTGAAAATGAAGGCTAAGATCCATATTAACCAGCACAAGATACGCAGAAACACAAAGACTGGAGAACGGGAGCCCGTTATTACAGTGAAGACATATAAAAGCAATGAGTACGCGACGTATGTGACTATTGATGGTCCATCCAAGCTTGTATACTCTCCGGATAAACCGTTGTCTTGTGGTGCTAAAGTATGGATAGAGGCTAAATATGAGGATGTTGTCTTGGGATGAAGCTGTTGGTTTTGTTGGTAGTTATTACGTCTATGTCCTGTACCATGAACGCACATGGATGTTGGTGGGGCAATCAAGTGTATGATCAGGAATGTGTAGATGAACATTAGTGCCTTAGAAACATTACCTATGGAGAAACAACGCCAGATCCTTGAACTGGTCCAAGAGTTTAATGAGGCCAAGGCGCGAGAAGGTTCGCAAGAGGATTTCCTAGAGTTTGTAAAACAGGTATGGCCTGCATTTATAGAGGGTGATCACCATAGAGTCATGGCAGATGCGTTTAATCGTATAGCAGAGGGTGATCTGAAGCGGTTGATTATTAACATGCCTCCTCGACACACCAAGTCAGAATTTGCTTCGCATCTATTTCCTGCTTGGTACTTGGGCAGGTTTCCGGACAAGAAGGTGATCCAGACTGCACATACCGCAGAGTTGGCAGTAGGGTTCGGTCGTAAGGTTCGTAACTTGGTAGGATCCAAGGATTATGAAAAGATATTCTCAGGAGTAAGGCTGAGTGCAGACTCGAAAGCGGCTGGTCGTTGGAACACGAACAAGGGTGGCGACTACTTCGCTATTGGTGTGGGTGGTGCTGTAACCGGTAAAGGTGCGGATATTTTGATTGTTGATGACCCACATTCTGAGCAGGAGGCCGCACAAAATGATCCGTCTGTGTATGACAAAACGTATGAATGGTATACGTCAGGTCCACGCCAGAGACTCCAGCCCGGTGGTGCGATATGCTTGGTAATGACTCGTTGGTCAAAGAAGGATTTAACGGGAAGCATACTTAAAGCATCTATAGAAAGAGGTGGTAGCGATGAGTGGGAGATTATCGAACTGCCAGCTATACTTCCTAGTGGTAGCCCGCTATGGCCGGGTTTCTGGCCACTAGACCAACTTGAAGCATTAAAAGCAGAGCTACCCGTTAGTAAGTGGAGCGCCCAGTACCAGCAGGATCCTACATCTGAAGAAGGCGCAATAATAAAGCGCGAGTGGTGGAAAGAGTGGACGCAAACAAAACCCCCGGCGTGTGACTTTGTGATACAAAGTTGGGACACTGCGTTCCTTGCAAAAGAAACTGCTGACTACAGTGCGTGTACGACTTGGGGTGTCTTCTATGGCGAAGATGGCGATGCTAACATAATTTTATTGGATGCATTGCAGGAACGGCTCGAATTTCCTGATTTGAAACAACGCGCTTATGATATGTATAAGGAGTACGAACCTGACGCTTTCATCGTAGAGGCGAAGGCAGCAGGAAGTCCTCTGATCTTTGAGTTGAGAAGAATTGGTATACCGGTGGCTGAGTATACGCCCGGTAGAGGTCGCGACAAGATCGCCAGAGTGAATGCAGTATCAGACCTCTTCCACAGCGGTCATGTGTGGGCACCAAATAAACGATGGGCAGAAGAAGTGATAGAACAGTTTGCATCATTCCCTAGTGGGGATCATGATGACTTAGTTGATTCATCGACACAAGCGTTGCTAAGATTTAGACAGGGTGGCTTCATAAATTTAGAAAGTGATGACCCTTGGGATGATTTATTGCCGATGCGAAAAGCCAACTATTATTGACTCTAAGGTGTTATGTTAGCATAGTGTCTTAGGCGCTTACATCAAAGAAGGATATACATGGCGGTAGATAAACCCCTGAAAGACCTATTGAACCAAGATGACTTTCAAATGGGCCCAGAGGGACTTACGGTCGTTGAAGAGGAATTAGTTCCTGAAGATTCGCTGGTCACAGAACTCGAAGACGGCGGCATTGAAATTGACTTTGATCCGTCTGCCGATAACGAGATGCCAGAGGTGGATTTCAATGGCAACCTTGCAGAGATCATGGACGACGACGATCTCCAGACTCTTGCAGTAGACCTCGTTGGAAAGTTTGATTCCGATAAGAACAGTCGAAGTGATTGGGAAGAAACCTACGAACAAGGTTTAGACCAGTTAGGCTTAGAGATTGAAGAGCGCACAACACCTTGGGCAGGAGCCTGTGGTGTATTCCATCCAATGCTTTCCGAAGCAGTAGTCCGATTCCAGAGTCAGACAATTCAGGAAATTATGCCAGCTAAGGGTCCAGTAAAAACCCAATGCTGGGGACTACAGACCGAAGAGCGCATGGATCAAGCGAAGCGCGTTCAAGACTATATGAACTATCAGCTTATTGAAGTCATGACCGAATATCGGGCAGAGACAGAGAAGCTTTTGTTTAGCCTGCCACTTGCGGGTAGTGCGTTCAGAAAAATCTATTATGATCCATCTTTGGGTAGGCCGACATCTATGTTTGTGCCCGCAGAGGATTTTGTGGTTGCATACAATGAAGCCGATCTGGAACAGGCAGAGCGTTATACTCATGTAATGAATCGCAGTACCAATCAGATTAGAAAGCTACAGGTGAGTGGATTCTATCGTGACGTAGAACTCACGACAGGCTTTATAGAAGACAATCCAATTACTGATAAGTTTAATGATATTGGAGGGGTTTCACCTTCAGGACAGAGTGAGGACCGACATCAACTGCTGGAGATGCATGTAGATGTAGACCTTCCCGGCTTTGAAGATGACGACGGCGTTGCACTTCCTTATGTAATAACGATAGACAAATCAAGCGATACGATCCTTTCTATCTATAGGAACTGGGACGAAGACGACGAACACCGGGTTAAGAAGCAGCACTTCGTGCATTACGGTTATGTTCCCGGTATCGGATTTTATAACCTTGGCTTAATCCATATGATTGGAGGATTAGCCAAATCCGCGACTAGTCTCCTCAGACAGCTAGTAGACGCGGGCACACTATCCAATCTACCGGGAGGGTTAAAAACTCGTGGACTCAGAATCAAAGGCGACGACACGCCGATCATGCCGGGAGAATTTAGAGACGTTGATGTGCCGGGTGGAGTCATTCGTGACAACATCACCTTCCTTCCGTATAAGGAACCTAGTTCGGTCTTGTACCAGCTATTGGGTAACATTGTCGAAGAAGGTAGACGCTTTGCGTCGATGGCTGACCTCAAAGTAGCAGACATGAATCAAGAGGCTCCCGTAGGGACCACTCTTGCAATTATGGAACGTGCTATGAAGGTGCAGTCTGCTATACAAGCTAGGATCCATGCGAGCCTGAAACAGGAATACAAGATCTTGGCTAGGATTATCGCCGACTTTACAAGTCCCGATTATCCATACGAAACCGATGCAGGTGAAGGAATCAAGGCTGAAGACTTTGATGATCGCATTGACGTAGTTCCTGTGTCGGATCCCAACGCCTCTACAATGGCGCAACGCATCATGCAATATCAAGCCGCTCTGCAATTAGCACAGCAGGCCCCGAACATGTATGACTTGCCGCTATTGCATAGACAGATGATGGAACTGATCGGAATACCAAACGCAGATAAGGTTGTACCGATTGCTAATGAAGTGCCAGCCAAGGATCCGGTAACAGAGAATCAGGCTATGATGACTCAGGAACCAGTCAAGGTTTATCAGTATCAGGATCATGATGCACACATGCGTGTTCACATGGCACTAAAGAACGATCCTCAAATGGCGCAGGAAGTACAGAACAGTCCTGCTGGACAAGCTATTATGGGTTCATTGGATGCACACGTCAGGGAACACTTGGCATTTGTATTCCGTCGCCAAATAGAAGAAGAGCTTGGTACGGAACTGCCACCTATGGGTCAGCCGCTGCCGGAAGATGTCGAGAAGAGACTAAGTACATTGATTGCCGACGCCGCAGATCAGTTGATGGGCAAGAAACAACAACAGGCCCAAGCCCAACAACAAGCACAGCAACAGCAGGATCCAATAATCCAAATGAGACAGCAAGAGGTTCAGATCCGACAGCAGGAACAACAACGCAAAGCGCAGGCGGATCTGGCTAAACAACAAATAGATCAGCAGAAACTTGCATTGCTTGAAGAGAAAATGACAACAGAACAACAAATGGATATGGCAGAGCTTAGTCTTAAGGAGCAAGAATTACAGCTAAAAGCTATGCAAGAGCAAGGCAAAGCTGAAGCAGATAAGATGAAATTTGATGCATCGCAGGAATTGGAAGGAATAAAGTTGGGCAGAGAAATAGCAAAGGATGAAGATAGTGAGTGATGACGTTTTATCGTTGCTCAAAAAAAAGCTGAGGGAGCAGATGAATGAGTTGGCTGATCATCTGGCCGTGGGATCTGCGAAAGATATGGAAGAGTATCGTAAGGTCACCGGCATCATCGAAGGCTTGGCTTGGGCAGAACGCGAAATAATTGATTTAGAGGATAAGTTAAGAGATCTATAAAGATTGTAGAAGTACCTTTTATCGCCGTATGGCGCATGTTGGACAATTTAACGAGAGGTCTGTATGACTACGCTCGCACAAGAAAAAGAAAATGAAGTTATTGACGTTGAGGACATCACGCTCAAAGATGCAGATGATAACAAAAACTTTGCATCGCAGTTGCCTGAGCCGAAAGGCTACAAATTACTGATCGCACTTCCCGAAGTTGAAGAGAAAACGGAAGGCGGTATCATTAAGTCTGCACAAGCCCAGCACGAAGAGAATATTGCAACCATTGTTGGTTGGGTTATGTCGATGGGTCCAGACGCTTACGCTAATTTTTCACGGTTTCCCACTGGTCCGTACTGTCAGGTAGGAGATTGGGTGTTATTCAGAGCATTTAGTGGCACAAGAATAAAAATTCATGGTAAAGAATTTCGTTTAATTAACGATGACACTGTAGAGGCGGTCGTAGAAGATCCCAGAGGCGTAGAAAGGGCATAAAATGAGTGAAGAAACTGGCAGAATGAGCGATGAG